TGAGGAAGTTCAAGTTCATTGGGTCATCGGTAATCATGGACATTTAGGTGGACGTTCAAGAAAAAACTACCACCCCGATAGCAATGCCGACAGAATGTTAGGCAAGATATTGGACATGATATACGAGAGCGAAAAACGAATTACATTTTCAATACCCGATAGTGTAAATGCTGATAATCATTGGTTTGATATCGCAGATTTGGGAGAGAAATGTAAGTTCTTTCTATGGCATGGTGATAACGTACGAGGTTTCGGAGGTTTCCCATGGTATGGATTTGGTAAAAAGATAATGGGTTGGAAAACACTAGCTAGTAATGGGTTAATGCCCGACTTTGACTACGCTATTGCAGGACATTTTCATACACCAAATACACAATACATAAACGATGTACGACTGTGGATTAACGGAAGTACGGAAAGTTATAACACGTATGCGTTAGAACAACTTGCAAGTATGGGTAGACCGTGTCAATACTTACTGTTTTGTAAGCCAAAGCATGGAGTAACTGCTGAATATCTTGTAAATTTGGAAGATGTATAGGTATAATAGATAGTATATGACAAGTAATAATGTCAAAGATGTAACTAATCACGAGTTAGTTGGTATAGAATACTCGGGCGATGCCCCTGTATTAATATACATTACTGAAGATGGGGCAACTCACTTCAGTAAACTAACCCGTGGTATTACACGACTAAAAAAATAAAATATAAATCATTAATTTAATTCCTTAACTTGTTAAGGAAATTAAATAATGATAGAAAGGAGAACGTATGGCTAGTAAGCCAGTTAAATTGTTGTCCCCATTTCCCAAAAGTGTAGTAAAACCTGCACCTGCCGGGAAGTTTGGCGACTACGTTCCACACAGTATCTACGTAGAAAGACTACGTGATAGTGAAGTAAAGTACTCTTGGTCATGTGAACCTGTTTATGGTAAACACAAGGGTGAAGACAGAATAGTAGGTGCTAAAGGTACCATTACTATTGAGGACATGGGTAGTTATGATGGCTTCGGTGACGTTGACACATTCAAACTAGACAGTCCTAAACATAATGACGGTACAAACCTAAAGGACGCAGAGAGTGACGCTTTCAAACGTGCTTGTATGCGATTTGGTTTGGGTGTTGAATTATGGTCGGGTTCAGATACAACTGAGGAAGAACATAATGCTATGCCACTTGCTACCATGGCAGACGTAGACACAGACAATGTCCTCGTTACTAAAGTTGACATGCGTAGAAAAGAGAACCGTCCCGATGTACCAGTCAAGCCCATTGAAGATATTAAAGACGGAGAAGCACCTTTTAAGGACGCCTCTACACCTACTGATGATAGTAAAGTCAAGTTCATTGACGAGACTATTGACAAGATGATGTTGGGGTATGACGAGAAGACGCAAGTGTTTGCTATGGACTTAGCAGATAACTACCGTAAAGTCATGAAGTATCCCGAAAAATCTCAATGGAGTAACAAGCAGATAGATGATTACCTAGGTAAAATAGAACTTGGATTATCGTCTACTGCAAATACAGTTGACGACAGCGATGACTTGATAACAAAAGTCTCAGGTATATTAGGAGGTGTTGTGGAAAAATCACAACAACAAAACGAAATCAAAATGGATTTAACATGTCCGTTTTGTAGTGGCAAGGTCTTTGACAACAGGACTAGTAAGCTATCTGAAAAGTCACCCGACTTCAAGTGTGCAGCAAAAGCTGTAGACGAATGTCCGGCACATACAGGTAAGTTTCCTAAGTCATGGTGGTTAAATTCATCAGACTTACCACCCGATTGGGGAGTAAGTGCCTAACAAAAAGATTGACTATAAGCGTCAAGGTATGCTGAATAAACGTAAAGGTAGACGGAAACAATTAGAAGCGTTGCGTCAGTTACAAATGCCCGAACCTAGTCTGTATCACTTACGTGTACATGAAGAAGGTTGGGCAGAAGCATTCATTAGATGTGAAGTCAAAGCAGGTAAGCAAGTTCAAACGTTGTGGAATAGGTATCTGAAAGCTAAAGAGCAATCAGATACCAACTTACCCAACGATGAAAGACCATTTGTGTTTGTAGCAAAACCCGATGGTACAACTGAGGGACTTGTTATCTTTAACATTAAAGATTTAGATGAGTTTTGTATTGCATACCAGTTACATATAAGTGGTAGGAAGTACAAGAAACCTGCAGTTTACGAAGAAGAATGATTGAATTACTTATAAGTTGTGTTCTTACTTTACCCATAAGTACAGATACATTACAAGAATATGTAATTTGTCGTGATGTAAAAGAGAAAGTACAACATGTTGAGGAGTGGATACCAACAGTCAGTACATACTTCAAAGAAGAAGATATTGTACAAGCTATGACAATTATCTATTGCGAAAGTAGTGGTAGATATACTGCATACAATGACAAAAACAAAAACGGTTCTAATGATTTAGGACTGTGGCAATTCAATAACCTTACATGGGATTGGCTTTCAAACAAGTTAAGTATAAAAGATAACAGAGTTAATCCTGTGGTGTCTACACGTGTAGCTAGTTGGCTAGTCTATAACGATGGATGGCACCATTGGAACTCTAGTAAGGAGTGTTGGAAAAATGCCGAACATATTTACCGACCCAAAAGAAATAAAAGTATGGGCGATACAGCTAGCTAATGCTTGTGGTGGACAACGAGTTGTTCAAGATAACGTATTAACAGAAGCTGACGCTGAAAAAGTAAACAAGTTATTGTTTGAGTTCTTACAAAGTTTTGAGCAAACAATATTAGACAATCGTAGAAAGGCAGAAGAAGAATGAGTGAACCTACATTTAACTATTACCCAAGTGGTGAAGATGTTTTAGATGTACTAGAAGAACTTGCACAAGCAGAACTAGAACACCTAGAAGATACTAAAGCTAATGGTATTAGTTTTTGGACAGATACACAAATGCACACATACAATGTAAGAAAACAAATGTATAAATTGTTTTTACACAAAGTAAAGACATGGCAACATGAAGTAGAGCGTGCAGAAATTAGAGATGATATAGCACGTGAAGGTGCGCAGGATTATCCATCATGGTAGAAGTGTACATGCTTAAGTATGAAGAAGACGGAGAGTATCATGAGATATTTTCTACCAATGAATACAAACTACAAGATGTAGTAGAAGATTGGCAGAACTATGGCAAGGATACATCGCTTGATACCATAACAAAGTACACATACGACCATTTAGAACAGTTTATTTTGTTGGTTAATATGTTATCTACACCACATAAACACGGTAGTGTATGGCTTAAGAGAGCTAAGTTGCAATGAAAGAAGTAAGTCCACAAGGCGAGCATAACAAACTTAATTCAGCAGAACGTATAAAAAACTATATACCATTTGCTGAAGATGTGTTTGAAAAGTATTGCAAATCTAAAGGCATGAAGTTTAGACAGCTTCATCTCAATGACAATGCAGATTTTGGCGAAAGCCCTATACCTATGTGGACTAAAATGTCACCGTTTCTTAAATCATTTCCAGATTATTTTGTGTACAATGATAAGAAACAGATGTTAGTAGAAGTGAAATCTTCTCCTAAAGTAAAAGTAAAAGACCTTATGCACTACTGTGCTGTACACACATTGTATGCAGAGGGACAATCTACAGATTATTACATAGCATTTTGTTTTAAAGATGGGAATGTAAAATTTTATACAGTAGAAGAACTTCTTAATCTAATACAGATAGCAGAGTTTGGTAAGTATCACGATGGAAAGGATTACTATGACTTCGGAAGTATCACAAAAACAAATAGATAAAGCTGCACGTAAAACTGCACTAAGTTTACAAGCACTTATGGCAGAAGTTGATGAAGGGTTTAATGCACATGTACGTTGTATAGTGTGTAATGAACAATACAAACATCACATTGATGGTAAGCCCTGTGTAGATGATGACAATGTAAAACAAATTATACGCAAGAGTAGATGGCGTGGAACTAGAGTTGTTAAATGAATGACAGTTATAGACCTTTACCCGATGAAGTAGAAATAAGACAATCAGTAATAGAAGGTGTTGGTTTGTTTGCTAAAGAACCTATACGTGTCAATACAACATTAGGTGTTACGCATGTAGCTAATGAACAGTTCCAACACGGCTTTGTACGCACACCATTAGGTGGGTTTATTAATCATAGTGAAACTCCTAACTGTGTAATAGAAGATGTGTTTAATCTTAAATGTATTAAGACAATCAAAGACATTATGCCTGATGAAGAACTAACTGTTGAGTATCAGTTATACACACCAAAAATAAAAGAAGTATTATGACGGAAGATATATCAGCTATCAGAAAACAAGCCCTAGAAAGAGCTAGAGGACGCTGTGAGTGGGCAAATTGTGGCAGTAGTAAATGGTTAGAGCTTGCACACATAAAAGATATTGGTATGGGTGGTAACCCAACAAGAAAGTTTGACATACAAAATGTAGCTATGTTATGTAAATGGCACCATGATATATACGATGGTCGTCAATCTATGGGTACTAAAGTAGCTTATCGTGAATTGTTACGTGGATATCTAGATAGATATAGTGATGTTAACGAGTGACTACCACTTAACTTTGTTTGCCCAATACGCAGCTGACATTTTACCTTTACTTATGTTCTTTGCATGACGTGCTTTAAAAGATTTACGTCTTGCTTTTGATTTAGCGTCAGTCTTCTTACCTGCACCAGAGACACCTTGCTGTCCAAATCTAATTAACTTAACCTTGTCACCTTGCTTAGCTAATACTGCGTGTGACTTACTAGCTTTAGGTGTACGCTTTGGTTTATTGTATCCCGAAAACTTTTCGCCTCTATACTCAATCATTTTTTAATTTTCTTAACTTTTCCGTTAACAGTTCTAGCAAACTTGTGCGTTTTAGTTTCACGTATAAGGGTACCGTAATGACGTTTACCACCCCACATCCAACTTACCTTAGCCATTAGTATCTCTTAGATTTTTTCTTAACTTTATAAGATTTTTTCTTACCAGTTTTTTTATTAACAGGCATATTACTCTCCGTATCTCTTACTAACTTTGTTTAAAGATTTTTGATAATCTTTACGATAATTGTTATCTGCTTCGGCACGTCTTTGAAAAAAAGAAGAACGTTGTGCATATGCTTGTGCTTTTCGTTTAACATTTTCACGATTAGAACCACTCTTTAGTAGTTGCTTAGACGCTTTTCTAAACTCACTAGCTAATGCTAACTCTTTAACTATCTTTTTTTGCAACCTAGCTAAAGCAACTTTGTTTACTTCTGGGTCGCCATATTGATAGTTCTTCTTTTCAGCCATTACTTACTTACTGTAATTTGCTTTTTAGCGTATGTCTTAATTACAGCTAAAGCTGCACCACCACCTGCAAGAGCAGCTAACTGAAGTACTTCAGCGTCTACACCTACTAGTGGAGCGACTGTTAAAGCACCAATGAACGCTTCTACGAAGGTCCAACTAGTTCTTTCAATCATATCTTTAAGTTGTTCACTCATTTTATAACTCCATGCTTCGTTCCAAGGTGTCCACGCTACATCCTTCTTGAATGTACCATCTTGATTTCTTTGTCGTTTGTTCCTTGCAAACATATTATTTATTATATTTGTAAGACTTGTTAATGCTTTGACCGTAAAGTTTCATGTTGGTTTTCTTTTTCTTAGGTTGTGAAGTAGCCCATTTATTAACATCGTAAACATCTTTCATTAAAAGAACCTGTCCTACGACTGGGATTAATCTTGTTGCACCTTTAGTTGCTACTTTAGCTCCTGTTATAATAGCTCTTTTAGCTGCAGGAGATAATCTCTTACTAGCTTTTGCTAAATTGACAGGACTATTAGCGCCATATTTATAACCACCAATTTGTCCTTTAGGTTTACTATGTGATTTAATCTTTTGTTTTTCAACAGGTAATTGACTTTCAGATGGATTAGTTTTGTATTGACTAGGTTCCGGTTGACCTATACCTATACCTGCTTTTTGTTGTGATTTTAATTGAGCCATTCTTCTTTTGTTGCTAATTTCACCACTACCTACAGGATTTTTAGACATACCTTTTGTACGACCTCGTGAAGGGAATGATTCGTTAGTAGATATACCTGCATTAGCTGAACTCATTTGTGTAGCTGTCATAGGTTTACCGGGTTTAATACTTTTATCGTATGTTACTTTAACGCCTTTCATTCTATAATCTTTGCGTTTCATCTTAGGACCTACAAGTTTAGGTTTCTTAGGTTTTTCTAATTGTGTGTATATGTACTCATTCATTTGAGCAACTCTTGGTTTATTAGAAACTTTATAATTTTTTTTCTTACTACTCTTAGCCATTATCTAATTATCCTACCATTTAACATAGCATTTGTCTTTATAACATTGCCATTTATTTCCTGTAGTTTCTCATAGATGTCATCTATATTGATAGAGATATTGTCATCTATATCTGTATCATTAGACAAGTTTATTTTACTATATTCAATAGTAACTTTTTCACCAATAAGTAGTTCTTTAGCTATCTTTGGGTAAAGTTTTTTGTAAGCATTTCCACTAGCACCTACCATACCATTGAAGTTAACGTCTAAGTCTTGTTGTGTATCACCCATTATAAGACAACCAGATGTATGTTCGTCAGTATTACCTGTA